GCTGCGCGGTCATCGCCGCCATCTGGTTCATCAGCGCCGCCAGCTTGCTCTCGTAGACCTTGTTCTGGGCACGCTCCGCGTTGAACATCCCCTGCAGGGTGCGGAACTTGTGCTCCAGGGTCTCGTCGACCGCCGGGGTGGGAGTGGGCGTCGGTTCCGGTGTCGGCTGGGGGGCGGGTTCCGGGTCTGCCACGGGCGCGGGTGGCGCCTCCTGTGGCTCCATCAGAGCCTGTCCGATCGCTTCAGCCTCGTCGAGTTGACGCTGAACTGCCTTGGGTAGAGCCATTTGTGACCTCTCCTGGCGCGCCGCGCATCCGTCGCGGTCGCCGGTTGGTGTAAGTGCATACTAGCACACAAATCAGCGCGCCCGCAAGCGCGCCACTAGGACTGCCGATCCAGCAGACTGAGCATGCGTTCGATCAGCAGCACCTTGCCTTGAGCGCGGTGCAGCATGACGCTGTCCGTCGCCTCGGCGAGGTACTTGTACGCCGAGTCCCTCTCCCGCTCCAGCCACGGCTTGAACACGTGAGCCGGTATGCGGGAGAAAACCTCGGCGTCTTCAATCTGTGAGCGGGTACTCACTAATTTCCTTGGCGATCGACCTTGTGGTCGAGCTTCGTCTCGATGCGCATCAGCATGTGCTTGAGATCATCGACAACGTGGTGCATCTCGTCCTTGCTGACGTAGTTACCCGCCACGAGCACCTCGATCTGCATGACCTTGTCCGTCAGAGCGCGGTCGGCTTCCTGCAAGTCGCGCACGGACTGCCGCACGGAGTTGAGCACCCAGCCGCCCAACGCTCCCGCAAGCGCGATCGCAATGTCGAACAGCCGCAAGGACAAGTGGTCCACTTGGTATTACTTCCCTTTGCCGGGGCGTTTCTTGCCGCCACACCCCTTACCGGGGGATTTCTTCATGGCCGTGATCGTCATGATGCTGCTCCTTCAACAGGCCAATGGCCCACAACGCGAGATACGTGGCCGCGAAAGCCACACCGAAGATAAGTAAGCTGGCGCTCACAAACCAGCCTTGCGCATGCGCTTGATGGCGGGCGTACCAACGGTAGCGCGACCCGTGTTACCGGCACCTGCGGGTTTGCCCATGGCCCGAGTCATCATCTGCGTCTTGAGACCGACGCCGGGGTTTGGGGCGGGCGCAGCCTTGGGCGCAGCCAGCGGCTGGCGCTTGCCAGGCGCCATCGGGGTTTGCATCAGAGGTTTGGGTGTCGCCGCCATCACTGGACCTTTCGCGGACTAAAGGTGTCGGTCGTCGGAGTGCCGTCCATCAGCTGCTCCCTGGACTGACCAGGTTTGGCGGGTGTGCCGCCGGACTGGGGCTGCTGCATCTGCTGCATCTGCTGTGCCTGCATGGCCTGGCGCATGCGCAGCACGGGCTCGGGCGGCACCACCTTGTCGGGGTTCACGTTCAGCATCTTGGCGGCGCTGCGCAGCAGCTCCGCGCGCCCCTCCAGGCCCACGATCTGCATGTCGACCGGGTTGCCCGTGGCGGCCAGGAACTCGTTGATGCGCATCTGCGCGGCTTCCTTGGTCTGCAGCGACAACGCCCCGCGCGCCACGACCTTCACGTCACCCTTGAGGTCCGGGTCGTCGCTGTAGCGCATGTTGTAGTAGTACAGGCGCTCCAGCATGGGCGTGATGACGAAGGTGTCGATGTGCCCGAGCAGCTGCTTGATGACCTTGCTCGCGTTGCCGATCATCATGCTGATGCCGCTGGCCGTGCGCCCCGCACCCCCCTCGCCGCCGTTGAACCCGGCCATGTAGCGCGGGATACCCACGGCCTCGTCGGCGAGCTGGCTGAACCGCTCGAAGACCCCCATCAGCTCGTTGGCGTTGCTGCCCGGCTGGAAGAACTCCACCGGCTTGGCCGTGCTGCCCATGGGATCCGACTCGAACTGCCAGATCTTCCACGGGAACATCTCGGTGACGTCCTCGCCCTTGGCCACGCGGTTGGCCAGCATGACCACCTGAGGCCCGGAGGCGATACCCATGTTGGCCGCCAGCGCCCGCGCAGCGGCGTTGCACATGTCCTGCTGGTCGCGGCACAGGTCGTAGGGCGCGTTGCCCCACACCGACCCCGGCACCGGCTGGAAACTCACGGCGTAGTATGGCCTGCGCGCCAGCGGGTCGGCGTTGAGCACGGCCTTGATGACGTGCGGCCCGATGAGCCACGCCTCGATCTGGTACTCCTTGTGCGGGTCGTCGATGAGCGCGGGGTCGATCCCCCAGTCCAGCAGCATCTGCCCGCTGGCCGAGCCCCAGTACTGCAGGGCGTCGATGAGCCCCGTGGCGTGCTGGTCCGCCTGGTCCTTGCCCTCGGCATCCGCGCGCACCGAGTCGATGCTCAACCAGTCGTGATACCCGGTCACGTCGTACTGCTCGATGACCTTGCGTATCGCCGCCTCGCTGAATCCCTCGACGCCGATCATCTCGTTGAGCGCACCGCGCGTGAGCCTCCAGCGCCTGATGAGGTCGTCGCGCTCGATGTCGTTGGCCCACGGCGCGGGGTACATGTCGAACGGATCGACGCGCTCCCACTCCAGCACGTTCCTCGTCTCGACCTTCAGCTCGCCACCGGGGCCCCAGCTCAACTGCGGCTTGTTGCGCACCAGCGGCCCGGCCAGGAACGCCGTCTTGAACGTGGCGATGTCCGTGATGAGCTGGTCCAGCGCCTTTGGCAGCCCGCCCTCGACGAGCTGGTCCTCCATGCGCGACTCCATGCGCTCGGTGTGCCGCCGCGCCTGCTCCATGAGCATCGGCCGCAGCTCGTCGCGGATCTCGCGCAGGCGCTCCTGCGCGGCCTGGATGGTGGGCATGAACCCGGTGAGCATGGCCTGCTGGATCTCCTGCTGCAGCTGCTGCACGGCAGCGGCCACGACAGCGGGCGGCATCTCGGGCTCGGGCGTGGGCACGAGCGTCCACGGTTTCTCGGCGCCGGTGCCCAGCAGCACGTCGCGCAGCAACGACTCCACCTGCCGCATCTTCGTCGCGGCGACCATCATGTAGATGGCCGGCTGGCGCTGCTCGGCGATCTGCGCCTTCTTCTGCGGGGTGTACTCCCCACGGCGCGCCAGCATGGCCTCGATCATCTGCTGCTCGACCACCCGCTTGGCACGCTCGGCCTTGTGCCAGAACGCCTTGATGTGCCCGGCCAGCCCGGTGAGCACCTGCTGCGACTGCTCGGCGTCGTACTGCGCGTCCAGGCTCGGGCGGTCCCACGACAGCGCAGCGGCCTGGTTGCCCGCCATCACCATCCCGCCCAGGTCGGCGTAGGACGGCGCAGGTGGTGCGAGTGACGCAGGCGCGGCAGGTCCTGCCGCGACCGGCACACCGGGCATGGGAAGGCCCATGGTTTGCATGGGTCACGAGTCTAGCATGTGTGTGAGCGATCGCTCAACGCGCGGCGCGCATCGGGTGTACACGCTAGACGTAAGCATAACTGCGCGGTTTGATCGGCCGCGCCGTCGTCACGAACGACGTGTAGGTCTGGCTGACCTGCGCGTTGAAATACCCCGCCGCATACTCCGCACTCTCGGCGATGTGCGAGAAGTGGTTCTTCTCCCGGGCGGTCGTGCTCAGGCCCGTCTGCATGCTTTTCTTGTACCGATACCCCCACTCCAGCGCGTTGATGAGGTGCGTGCAGCCGGGGTCGAACCGCAGGCCGGGGCCGCCGTCGACGGCGCGGTTGAGCAGTCCCTCGAGCGCCAGCTGCCGCTTGTCGGGATCGTTGGTGCCGGCGCGCAGCACCCGAAACCCGCGAGACTGCACCGCCTGCGCGATGGTCGCCTCGTTGACCTGGCTGCGCTGGAAACACGCGGGGTCGAGCACGAAGAGGAAGGCATCCCGGCGCGCGGGGTACCTGGACGTCAGGTGCGGCACCAGCAGCCGGTCGAGGAAAGTCTCCACCCCCATGGTGGCGTCCTCGGGCACGAAACACTCCGACAGAACGTTGACCACCCCGCGCGGGGTCTGCTGCATGATCGTCGCGGCCGCCTGCAGGCCATTGTCCATGCCCACCACCAGCGGGAACGCATCGCCGGGGATCGGCTTGAGGGGTTCCTTGGAGACGTGGAAACCCGACCGGAAGGTCGAGCGGTACACCGCCTGCCCCGAGTTGCCCTGTCCGAACCTGTTGCGCAGGTACACGTCGACCCACTCGTCGGAGTTGGCCGCCATCAGGTTCGGGTAGTAGTTGTCCCCCAGGAAGACCAGGTTGTCCGCCTCGGGGTTGACGCTGCCGTCGTCCAGCACGGCAGGTGGCTGGATGAACATGCGCATGTTGTCCGGCGGCTCGACGATGAGCTTGTGCCAGAACGAATTGAGCGGCGGCGCGTTGGTCGAGAAGATGACGCCCGGGTACTTCACGCCGCCGAGCACCTTGCTCGGGAACCTGTCCACCCGCCCCAGCAGCCCCTTGAAGACCTCCGGGTCGATCTCGCGGGCTTCCTCCACCCACGCTGCGGTCAGCTGCAGCGACAGCAGCCGCCTGACGTCGTCGGGCGTGTCGGCGTTCAGCAGGATCAGCTCGGTGTGCATGCGCGTGCCGTCGGCCAGCGGCATCTGCACCTCGAACGTGCTGTCCGTGACTCGCCACGACCCCAGCGGCGAGCCGGTGGATTCCTGAGGCCCGGTGACCAGCCACTCGTCGATCAGCGGCTTGACGGTGGCCTTGAGCTGCTGCGAGGTGTTTCGCAGGATGCCGAACTTCGTGCGGCGCAGTCCGTTGAAGGGATGCTGGTCGTAGGCCCGCG